ATAACTATCAATCATTTTTTATTAATATTTTTATATAATAAAAAACCTACTTTAAAATTTCCTGATAGATATTTGCCAAAAATATTAAATAATAATGATAAAAAAAAACAAGTTAAAATGTTAGTAAAATCACAGCAATTATATAAAAAAGGGATATATTATACACGTGATAAGGTAAAATCTTTTAAAAACAAAACATCAAATCATATATTGAATGCTCGCAAAATATACAAAGTTAAAAACTTATTACCTACAAAAGAACTAGCGTTAAAAACTGGTTGTAAATTAGACGCTCTTCAAAAGATTGTTAAGAAGGGTGAGGGAGCATATTATTCTTCCGGATCTCGTCCAAATCAAACAGCACAATCATGGGGTTTAGCGAGATTGGCTAGTGCTTTAACATCTGGAAAAGCTGCTGCAGTCGATTATAATATTATAAGGGATGGTTGTGACCATAAAAAGAAGGCATTTATATTAGCAAATAAATCAAAGAAAAAATATAAATTAGGGCATGGGAAAACTAAGAAGGTTACAGTTAATAAACCGCTGTTAAGAAAGTAACATACGACATATTATCATTATAAATGCGATGCCCTCCTTATATCATTATATTTAGTATCGTAACATTTAAGATTATTTTCTTTGCATGAAGGTCCTTTATTATATAACCAATCACCTAATTTTTCCCTTTTATTAGGTATTGTAGTTGAAGGCATAGTATAAAATTGTCGTGGTAATAGTGATTTATTATATAAGTCATCTGTGTCGCGAAATACATTTTCACTAAAATACTTATCAATATTCTTACTTATTTTAGAGTTTTCAATCGAACATGCAGAAAACATATTATTATCTGCATCATATTTACCATTCAATATATTAAGGTTCATAAATGGATTTTCTTTTGTAGGTTTAATACACTTTTTATTATTTATAATATCAAGATTATTATCATTTAAATATTTTTCTATTTGTCTATTTTTTTCATATTGGTAATTATATATTATAATTGATATTATCATAATTATCAATACAAATAAAATATATTTAGAATCATTAAAAACCAAAGTAAAAATAATTCCTAAAAATAGCAAACCTCTTATTATAGAATTTAATTTTTCTTCAAAAGTCATATTAATATCCGGAATTAATACCGGCATCGTTAATATATTTAAATTATCTAACCAAAACATTATTTTTGTTCTTATTCTAATATCTATATTATTTTAAATTAATCACTCTCTTTTCTTTTTGCAAGTTTTGATTTTAATTTATTGACAGTTGCCATTTTTTTAAGGGCTGATTTATTAATAGTTTGCCTAGAACCACCCTTTTGATTATTCATATTCCCCATCATATTTTTGAACATATCCATACCCTCCTTGTTATTCATCATAGTTGACATCATATTCATCATAGATGCCATATCCGGTTCATTAGATTTTTGTCCTTCTTGCCCTCCTTGTCCTCCTTGTCCTCCTGATTTTTTAGCACCCCCTTGACTATTCTGATTTCCAAATAATCCAGGCATAGTTGACGCAAACTTAATAGCATCTTGAAGAAGGTTCTCTTGCTTTAATTCGCCAGTCGAGATTTTGTTTGCCATCTTTCTACTAACATTAGAAATAAGTTCACTAAACCCACTATCAGGGTCTCCGATAGCTTTTAGAATATCGCCGTTATCGCCAATCGATTTTTGCAATTTTTCAACATCAACATCTTCTAATATTTCCTTTGCAAGTTTTCCTAACATAGTATCCTCCATATGCGACATATCTATTCCTCCTGTTTCCTTATTTTTCTTTGTTTTAAAATCATTTAATCTAGTAATTACCTTTCTATGTAATTCATTTGTTATTGAATCTAAATCAATATCTTTCTTGGCGTCTTGCAAAACAGATAAATATATTTTAACATTATCGTCACTTAATTCATTCATAAATAAATAAAATACAGAGAAAAAATGATGACACATGAAATCATCATTTAGTAGTTTACGAATAGAAGTTACCGATATATTTTTATATATACAAACATCCTTTACATCATCCGATATAAACCACTCATCAGTATCACTAATATTTTCTATATCAGTATAAGAACTCCAAAAAATATCTGGTATATTTTTTACATGTAGAATATACTCATCCGATGATTTATCGAGAGTAATGTAATTATCTTTAATAGTTTTAATTATTCCCTTTCCGAAAGCATAATTATCCCCATTTTCATCTTCTCTCATCCCTTTAGCAGATGACTTGATACGTTTTATTAAATCAATATAATATTGATTAAATATAAATTGATTTGACATTTAATAACCCTTATAAAATATATTATGATAATTCCTTATATATATTTAATTAGAGTATTTAAAACTTTTGTGCATCCCGTATTTTTTGTAATTCTTCTATTGACTGCATTTTCTTATCGCTTTTCATAGACGTTTCGTCTTTATTACTATTAGTAGGGATTCCATCGCTAATATTATTATCATTTGTAATAAAATCCCATTTGTAATTTTTATCATTCGATTCCTTTGATTCATCTTCGATAATAGAAAAATTGTCAGAAAACGAACTAGAATTTAATGTAAATGCCAAAGGTTCTCCGTCAATTGCGTTTACATTTGCAAGTGGTATAATATTATCCCCATTTACGCCACCACTATCACCTCCTGCGCTTTCAGAATTTGTTCTATCAATTCTTGTGCTTTGTGTGCTACATAAAATACCTCGCCCAGGCAGTAATAAGTAATCAAATACTGCTTTGCCAAATAATAATTCTTTACTAGGTAATATCATAAATGCAGGGACCGAATGAATTTTACTTTCAATATTCATATTTTTATTACGCAAATCATCAATAGAAACAAGTTTGATTGTTTTTTCCTTATCATATCTTTTAATATGTTCCAACAACATTTTACAATGATTGCAAAAAATACTATAAAATAATATCATTATACATATAATTATAAAAATAAATTTCCTTTATATAATAATATATACTATAACTATACTATAACTATTATGCAACCTTTTCAAATATGCACCAACGGTTGAAAGAACTGAATCTTTTTAAATCTTTGTTTTCGTCCTTCTCAAGTTCTATAATAGATTTATATAGATAATCTTTAGTGTCTTTTATCTCTTCTAATTTATTTTTTAAACTATTAAAGGTATCAGAAAACAGTTCACTTTTTTTGATTGCAAGACCGTAATCTTTACATTTTTCTATTAAAAACTTATACGATACAACATATTCAGGGATTAATTTACCTGTAGTTTCAATAAAAACATTTATTTTTTTATTGTAAGAAGATACCTCGTTTTTATCATAACATCTTAATATTGCCCAGACAGGTTCTCCTCTATCTTCCTTCCTTTTTGATAATTTTTTAAACCCTTCTATTTTATCACCACCATTATTTTCAATTTCGCTTTCAATTTTTTCACCATCCATAAAAGTACATATAAATTCACCGCCATTTTTTAATAATTGATTAACATTTAATAAAAATCCATCTAAAGTTTCCTCACTCTTAAAGAAATAGTGAATTGCAAACATACATGAACATACATCAAAACCATCTTTCCCTTTTCCTATAATGTTATTAAATTGTGTTCCATATTTTTTATTTTTTCCGCTAAACACCATTTTTAATACATTATAACTATCCTTATCATTTATTGATTGGTCATCACTTATAGCGCATTCTCCAGTTTTTATTGGTTTGCTACAATCACCTATCGCAAACACATAGTGGCGGTTAGCGGTTCGCGTTCTACCATCAGGTGACCTTTTCTCTTTTAATAATCGAGCATATGCACCGCTTATTGGATTATATATATTTTTTTTAACTAAATCAACACCTAATACAAATCTATATCCATTTATATTCCACCTGCCAAAGTCTCCTGCTTCTCCGCAGGCTAATTCTACAATAGAACTCTTTTTTATAGGTTCCGAATAGAGCATATCTTTTATTCCTTGGTTATGAAATACATACAAATAATGAGATAATCTCGCTTCTTTCAGCAAAGTTCTGGAATAATAATCATCATTAGAACTTAATTCAGCAATATCCATATTATTAATAATACTCTCATTTCCCATAATATTACTTTGAGATATTGGGTTATGTATTGACCTCCATATATTACTTGTAGTTTTATAATCATTTAATGTTTTTGTTAAAATTCCTTGTCTATATATACGTGTCTTATCTTCCCTTACTCTCATAGGTTTCCATCGTAATGAAGGGTTCGTTTCAGTTATATCATAGTTAAACTCGACAATAATTTCATCTTCCATCTTATCTCCATTCTCACATCTAATCTCTTTATTGGGTAGTAATTTAATTAATGATTTATCTATACCTGTTTCATAATAATATTCGGGTTTAAACAACATACAAGTATATTTATAATTTTTCTCAATTTCATCTTTAAACTGAGGAAATTTATAAATATAATTAAATGCATCGTCCATAGTATAGTATTGAACCTGCATTTTATTATAACCTATGTATAACTCAAATTCTGCATATTTAACTGTGTCAATTGTAATAATCTCCCTTTTCTTAACTAAAAAATCTATGCTATTTTGTTCAGGAGGTTTCCATTTTAAAACTTTTGACCATCCAAAATTATCAGATATTCGTTCAGGTTTATTTGCATAATTAGATAGAACCGCAAGTTTTGCTGGAGTAAATATTAAACCATCTATTTCATATTGGTATGTTGAACTAGTTAGTATCTTTTTACAATCATCTAATATATCTTTAGAATACATATGCTCTTTAACAATATAATCAATTGTGTTATCATTTTTTTTCCTCGCTAATAATTTCTCTGTTTTTAATAAATAATTGTATCTACTTTGTCCACTTCCAGAGGACCCATTATCACTATTGGCTATTAATGGAAGTTGTGTTATTTTAGTTCCATTATAATAATACATGTCAAATGACGCATATAGACCAACCGACGCATTATCCTGGCGCTTATTACAAGTTATATATTCACCGTCAATAAGCGAATTATATAATTCACTAGGACTTTCAAGACCGGTGTCTATGACTTGGTGAGTATTATTAATTAAATAAACCCCGCCTACGCTATTTATATACATTAATAGTCTTTCGCCATCTGCTTTTTCGGTTACTGTATATTCAGATAAAATAGTTGTAATACCATATCCATTATCATAATCACTTGGATTTAACATATTTATTCGCTCGAGTGTAAATGGTTTAGGGGTCAGTAAAGGTGGTTTTTTATTGTCAAATCTTCTAGTAAAAATATCTTTCTTAACAAGTTCTCCATAATCCATTATAACTGCTAATTGTTGACTCTTTGATATTATAAAACTATTCAAACGCAACGCTTGCTCCATTTTAATAATTGATGGTATTATATTATCTTTATCAGTATTTGTTATATCTATATAAAACTCATATTGTTGTGTTTTATTAACTATTTTAGATTTATTCAGCGCAATATGATAATCTTCTTCTATCGCTTCATAAAAATCACGATCAGGAGATTTACTAATATTAACTATATATTTAACATTTGTCTTACTGTCAGTAAAAGTAATACATTTATTAATTTTGAAATATTTTCCCATTTTATCCCAGTTTATTACGGGGTCTTTGTCTGTTTCTATTTTTGATTTCTTAATCTTTAAAAATATCAAATTAGAGTCAAAAAGTGTATCATTAATCTTAAATACTTCGCTATATTTATACCAACTAATATATTCTTCATTATATTTGTAAGCATTATTATTACAATAATGCAATATTCTCTTAGCACCCTTAATAGTTAATAAGTATTCATTTGAATATACATGTAAAGTTTGAGCTTCTTCTTCTTTTATATAACCCTCGCTAGTCATTATATTTACAAAATTATAATAGTTATCTTCAGTCCATACAGGTTTCAGTATTTGCACTTTTGACTCTGGAAAGCAGACCTCCCGTTTGTCTTTTTTTTCTACGGGATTACGTAAACTATCTGAATTACCAACCTCAACTTTAATAATATTTTCAATATTTTCATCTGTATTCAACGATATATCATCTATAATTTTGAAGATAGCATCATCTTTTGATATTTCCATATTATCTATATTATCTAATAAATAAAGATATTATAGATTTATATATCATTTTTTATATAAATAAAAAAAATGATATATTCATATAGATAAATTACATTTTATTGAAATGTCAAAAATGTTCATGCCTATCAAATTTAATACTACTATTATATTAACACCCAACGAATTAAATAAAACTTTTGAAAATACTATTTTGACAAAAATTAAAGCAACTCTTGAGAACAGTTGCAGTAAGCACGGATATATTAAAAGAGACAGTATTAAAATAATAAAGAGATCTCCTGGATATATTAAGGAATCGCATTTTAATGGTAATATCGCTTATGATTTGAATTGTATTGCAGAAATTTGCAATCCTGCGCAAGATTCGATTGTTAAATGTATTGTTAAAGCAAAAAATAATCTTGGATTACTCGCTATCGGTAAATATGAAGATATGGCGATTTTAGAAGTAATAATCCCAAAAATAACTTCAGGAATACTTTCAGATGTTAATATTGACAATATCAATATAGGTGATGAAATAAATGTTATTGTATGTGGTAAAAAATTCACCTTGTATGATAAAATGATATCTATTATTGGTAGAATTATTAAGGACAAAAATAGTGATGATATTAGTGCTATCGAGGAAGACGAGGATGATAGTCCTTCTATAGACGACGAAGAAGAAGAACAATTATCACTTGGTGGTGATGAATTATTTGACGATGACCTATATGAAGAAGAAGATGAAGAAGATGAAGAAACTGATAATATTAGAAAGATTATTATTGATGATAATGAAAAAAAGGGAGGAGAGTTTAATTTATTTGAAGACGAAGAGGAGGAAGAAGAAGAAGAAGAATTAGAGGATGAATTAGAAGAAGATGCTGAAGATGACTTATACGAGGATTTAGAAGAAGATGACGGGCAATATTTAAGCGATGGTTATGATTAATTATGATTAATTATGATTAATTATGATTAATTATGATTAATTAT